CCAAAGATGCTTGTTGCATCTGCGACTAACCGTGCGAACTTCTCTGACCTGTCAGCATCTGGCAACCTTGTGTCAAACGATGTGAACATGACTGCGGCTAAGGCGACAACATATGTCGGCTCAACTTCTGTCTTCCTCACAGACTTCGGCACATTGGATGTGGCTCCGTCTCGTCAGCTAGGAAATGACCGCATTTTCTTGATTGACCCAGACTTCGCCAGCCTTTGCACACTGAACGGACGTAATTTCGCTGAGAAAGAAATTGCGGCTACTGGTGATGCAGAGAAAACTCAGCTAATCACTGAGTGGGCCCTGAAGGTTCAGGCACCAAAGGCACATGCAATGATTTTGGACCTCAACGGTTCTTAATAGCATTGAGGGGGCGGGCAACTGCCCCCTCTACTCATCAGGAGGACAATATGAAAAGAGTGTTAAGTATCGACCCAATTACGGGCAAAGAATTATACCTGCACCAGAATGCAGACGGCACTGAGGTCATCGAGCAGACCCAGCATTTCGACGGTCTCATCACACTGAACAAGCACATGAACGACCAGTGGCAAAAGGGCCAACTGCGCGGAACTCAGAAGCATATGTCCCATGTGGCAGAGATACCCAATATAGTGTATGCTCACCTTGTAGAAAAGTTCGGCAAGCCCGCTGATAATCCGAAGGCTTGGAAGCAGTGGCTGAACGATAGCGAGAACAGAGCATTTAGAACGGGCGGCGGCAACATATGAGCATAGGTAGTTACGCAGAGTTAAAAACTGCAATCGCAAATTTTCTGGCGCGGGATGACCTCACTGCACAGATACCAATGTTTATCGAGCTTGCGGAAGGCCGCATGAGCCGTGAGCTTGAGACCCGTGAGCAGGAGAAGCGTTCAACAGCAACCCTGACCAGCGGCGACGAATACATAGCTCTGCCGACTGACCTGCGTGAAGTGCGCGAAGTAAAGCTAAACACTGACCCCGTGCAGGTGCTTACATATTACAGCCCGTCATCTCTGGATACCTCATATGCCTCATCCGGCGGTGGTCGCCCAGAGGGGTTCAGCATTGTCGGCAAGGAAATGAAAATCCGGCCCATACCTGATGACGCTTACACAATGGAGATTGTCTATATCGGCAGTCTCGAAAGCATATCAGACACAGCCACCCCGACACTGTTCCTGCGTAGCCCAGACCTGTATTTGTATGGCGCACTAGCGGAGGCATATGCCTACTTACTAGATGAGGCACGGGCCTCGCAGTATGATGCCAAGTTCACACGCGGCATGGAGGAGGTAAAAGTAGACGAGCAACGCGCACATTACGGCACGGGCTCATTGCAAATCCAAAGTATTTATTCACGACAAAACGCTGTAGCGGAGACCTAAAAAATGTCAGCATTATCAGATTATTTAGAGAATGAAATTCTCGACCACATTCTCGGAACTGGTGCTTACACCATGCCGACAAATGTTTATGTGGGCCTATCAACGGGTTCTTTCAATGATGACAACTCCGGCACAGAATTGTCCGGCAGTGGTTACACTCGCAAGGTAGCCAGCTTCGGCGCGGCATCCTCTGGCACAGCATCTAATGATGCGGCTATCGAGTTTCCAGCGGCGACAGGCTCATGGGGCACGGTCAGCCATTTCGGTATTTTCGATGCGTCATCATCCGGCAATCTTTTAATCCACGGGGCGCTGACTTCTAGCAAAGTTATTGAGTCCGGCGATATCCTTAAAGTTGCTGTTGGCGACATGGACATTACTGCCGCTTAGGGGGCTGACGAATGGCTACGGTTGCACCGCTAGACAGAATATCTGGAGCACTGGACAGCCAGTCATTCACGCTTGATACGCTGGGTGACAAGGTTGCTTGGACGGCTACTGTCCTAGACCACATGGACGGCTGGGGTGCTCTTGATAGCTGGAACTATGGCACACTGGATGCTCTTGCCCTTGAGGTAAAAGTAACCGGCGGCACAGCTTCCATTGCGGCAACAGCGACATCTGATTCTGTTAGAGTTAAGACCGTATCAGCGTCCGTTTCAGCGTCACTGAGCGCATCAGCTTCGGGAGCCCGCACAAGAACTGTTGAGGCTACGGCTTCGGGCGTGGGAGCGGCTGTATCGGTCTTTGCCCGTGTCAGGCCGTTTGAGGCTCTGGTCAATGTTGTCGGCTCTGCCACGTTCGCGGGCACACGGGTCAGAACAGTATCCGGCTCTGCCAGCGCGTCCATTGCGGCAACTTCAAGCAGTAACTTTGTGACGCTTGGGGCCATGACAGCAGACATTGCCGTGACAGCCACTTCTGACCGGTCAGCGCAACTCAATGCGGCATCGACGGGCCAGTTCAGCTTGCAGGGCGAATCCATTATGAAGGTTCTGGGCGAGGATTGGGCTGACGTTACTCTGGGCGCTGAGGTGTGGAGTGATGTAGCAATAGGCTCAGAGGTCTGGGCAAACGTGTCAACGGGTACAGAGGTTTGGGCAAGGCAATGAGTTTAATCCAGTTCGGGGAATGGCTACCAGACCAGCCAGATTTTATGAATGCTGGCGTGACAGTCGCAACAAACGTAATCCCTGCATTTAATGGCTATAAGCCTATCAAGAACTTTGTTGCATATTCTGGCGCGGCTACGGATACCATTCGCGGCATTTATGCTGGAAAAGATGACAGCGGAAACGTGAAGCTGTTTGCTGGCGATGCCACAAAGCTATATGAGTTCGACGCTACTGACAGCGGGCTAGATGATATCAGCAAGGCTGGCGGTTATGACCTGACCGGAGCAGAGAAGTGGCGGTTCGTTCAGTTTGGTGACACGGTTATCGCGGCGGGCGGTGTTGGCGAGGAACTGCAAAAGTTCCAAATAGGCACAGATACTGCGTGGTCTAACTTGGGCGGCTCACCTCCGAAAGCTGACTTTATTGCAGTGGTACGTGATTTCGTGTGGACTGCAAATATCGCTACCGGCTCAGGGCGGATACCCTACCGCGTCTATTGGTCTGGTTTCAACAACTCAACAAGCTGGACTTCTGGAACTGACCAAAGTGATTTTCAAGATTTAATCGATTCAGGCGCTATTACCGGAATGGTCGGCGGGGAATACTGCACGATTTTATGTGAGAGAGCTATTTTCCGAGCAACCTATTCTGGCCTGCCTCTGGTGTTCCAGTTCGATAAAGTTGAGAGCAATACGGGTTGCCGGTTGGCTGGCTCTGTTTGCAATTACGGTAGCTTTGTTTTCTTCTTGGCTGACAATGGATTCCATATGTTCGACGGGGCAAAGTCCACGCCGATAGGTAATGAGAAAATAGATAAGTTCTTCGAGGCTGACTTCAACAGCAACTTCAAGGACAATATGTCTGCATCAGTTGACCCGCTGAACCAGATTGCTGTTTGGTCATATCCGAGCACTGAGAGCACTGACGGCACACCCGACAGATTGTTGATATTCAACTACGCTCTGGGCAGGTGGTCCATAGCTAACGTGAACGCTAACTATATCGCGCCGTTCTTCTCTGGCGGGTACACGCTGGACAACTTAGATAACATTTCAGCAACGCTTGATGGGCTCGATATCAATTTAGACAGTGCGCTATTCCGTGGGGGTGAGTTCTTCTTCGGGGGAGCATTGGGCAATAAGCTGTATTCGTTCTCTGGTGATGTTTTACCGGCAACAATAGAGACCGGTGAGGTTGGAATATCTTCTGGCAAGCATAGTATTGTCACAAGGGTTTATCCGCATTATACAGACGGCACTGTTACCGTTCAGGTCGGAACACGGAACCAGCCATCAGATGCTGTGTCGTTTAGCAGTTCTACCAGCTTGAGCACGGAGGGCTTTGCGCCGTTTCGCTCTGAGGGAAGGTACCACAGGAGCAGGTTCAACTTCTCAGGCCATTGGTCTCAGGCTCACGGCCTAGAGATTGAAGCCAGAGAGATAGGACGCAGATGACGCGCACGACAAACTATCGTATTCTGAACCCTGTTACAGCCACTACGCGAGAAGTCGCAGAAGTGCTTAACAGAACAGTTGACGGTAAGCTAAATAGTGTGGGTGAGTTCACTATAGCGCAAAGCACGACATCAACAACTGTGACAGACCCACGGGTAGGCAAGGAAAGCGTTATATTGTTCAGCCCATTGGATGCACATTTCTACAGCGTGGAGCCGGTGGTCAACACGCTAAACAACGGAAGTTTTGTCGTGGAGAGCAAAAGCCACGGTCACGCGACGGCGGTGGCATATGTCATTATTGGATGAATACGAAAGGCTAATGCATCACATAGAGGCCGCACTAGGATACGCTGGAAACAGTCACACGGCTCTGGATGTGCTGGACGCTATACGCTCTGGCAAAGCCCAGTTTTTTCCGTATGAAAATTCTGTTATAGTGACGGAGATAGTTGACTACCCACAGAGAACGTCCTGCCGAATCTGGTTAGCTGGTGGAGATATGGACGAACTGATGGAAGCTGAAAAAGAAGTCGCAGAATGGGCCAAGGGCCACGGATGCGATTCAATGGAAATTATAGGACGTAAGGGCTGGGAGCGCCAGCTAAACGATTATCAGGCGACAGCCACATTATTGACAAGGAAGTTGTAACATGAGCAAGGGCGGCGGAAGTTCACGGACTATCACACAGTCCACACAGGCACCGGCATATGCACAGCCGTTTCTCAAGACGGGGCTGGAAGAGGCCAAGCGTCTATATGAGAGCCCAACACCTCAGTATTACCCTCAGAGCACAGTTGTAGGCTTTGCACCTGAAACGGAGCAGGCACTGAGCGGATACCGTTCACAAGCTCTTCAGGGTAGCCCTCTAATCGGCGCGACACAGGACGTTGTAATGCAGAACCTGATGGGCACTAACCCGCTAATGTCAGCGGCAATGCAACCCGTTCTGGAAAAAATGCAGGGGCAGGTCGCTCAGTCCGGCAGATACGGCTCAGGGTACGGTCAGGGAGCGATTGCTCAGGCTTTGGCACCTATGGCCTACCAAGCACAACAGGCGGCGATTGCACAGGCACCAGCGGCCCGTGAGTTTGGCTTTGCTGACCTTCAGACATTGGCTCAGGTTGGCGCGGCTAGAGAGGCTCAGTCTCAGGCAGAGCTAGAGGCAGATATGCAGAGGTTCCAGTTTGAGCAGGCACGGCCCACGCAAAAGCTGGCAGATTATATGCAGTTTGTTCAGGGTGGCTCAGGCGCACTCGGTGGCCAGACAGTTACTCCGGTCACACGCAACCCAGCACTAGGGTTCCTCTCAGGCGGTCTAGCTGGCGCACAGGCCGCTCAGATGATGGGTAGCACAAATCCAATGTATGCCGCAGGTGGCGCATTGTTAGGAGCATTCGGATAATGGCAAGAATACCTACAATATTAAACGGCGGTGCGGCGGGCACCCGTGCGTTTATGGATATGCTTTATCCTAAGCCCGCCCAATTAGGGCCAAGAGCAAGCGCAGAAGACCCTCTGTCGAATGCGGCTCGATTACGCCGTGCAATTCAGCAGGGTCAGTATTCTGGCTCGTATCTGCCCAGCGCTGACACGCTAGTGCCCAAGGGAACAACACCACCCAAAAAGCCCATGAGCCTTATGGAGCGTCTGTCTCCTGAATTTGGCACACCGGCCTCGGCTGGCTTAGGTGCGGCGGCGGCAACAGGCTTGCAGATGTCAGGCTACAGCCCGACACCGATATCAACGGCGCAGGGCTTGGGTGCAATGATGCAGTCTGGCATGAAAGCATTCCAAGCGGCTAAGGCGGCTGAGACTGCTGAGAAGCGGGCTAAGA